GAACTTAGGCGCGTATAAAAAAGAAAGGAAAAATAAAGATGGTACGTAAAAAGAAAAAGTATTCAGTGAATTTAGAAGTAGGTAAAAAAATGCCACCGCTTTATCACACGTTACCAGGTAAAGATTTTCGGTATTCTGATTCTGAAGTTTTAAAATGGGTTGCAAATCAACCAACTCTTTTGAACTGGGTAAAAGACCAACTAAAAACAGCTGGATATATTGTTTACAATCCCGATACTGGTCAATGGATGGGGGTTGATTACTATGATTGAATTCTTTTTGCCGATGGAAAAAATTCCAACGACTACTCACCAGCAAAAAAAGGTAAACGTCCAATTTGGAAAGCCAATTTTTTATGAGCCGACAGAATTAAAAAATGCCAGGATGAAATTTGAAAGCTTGCTCGCGCAGCATGTGCCACCAGATAAATTTAAAGGAGCAATTAGACTGACAGTCAAATGGTGTTTCCCTATGATAAAGGGAGTGAAAAACGGTCAGTATAAGACAACAGCACCAGACACGGACAATATTCAAAAACTATTTAAGGATTGTATGACCGAGGTTGGTTTTTGGAAAAATGACGCTCACGTCGCAAGCGAGATTGTCGAAAAATTTTGGTCAGAGGTCGTGGGGATCTACGTCAAGGTTGAGGAGTGGGATGATGAACTATATACATTTCTTTAGTGTTGAGATCCCAGACTGGATGGCGCGCAGCAATCAGAAGAGTCAAGAAGTCGGATTTGGCTCAGACGCTTATTGGCTATGGGCAGTCGAATCGATGGGACAGATTTGCAAGCAATACAATGATGATGAGCTAGTGACTGAGCAGTTCGGTCTGCTCTTTAACTGGCTAGAAAAACAAGCGGGAGGATAAGGTGTGAAATTATTCGCCGAATTAGATTGGAGCAGAATCAAAATGGAAGAAATTAATGCTGAAAATTTATTAAAAACTAAAGAAGACAAGGTCAATAATCCGAGTCACTACAAGGGCAAATTTGGCCTTGAAGCCATAGACGTTGTCCGCAACTTCGCAGGCATTTTAACAGCCGTGCAAGGATTTTATTGGGGCAATGCGATTAAATATCTATTGCGATTTCAAGGCAAGAATGGGTTAGAAGATTTAAAGAAAGCCAGAAAAAATCTGGATTGGTTGATTGAGGAGATGGAAAATGAATAAAAAGCAATTGATTGAACGGATTGAAAATTTATATTATGAGAAAGGGCCTATTACAGATAGGCTCACGCTCAACAGAAACTGGATTTTGAAAATGATCGAAAAACTAGATGAACCACAAGCAGGTCATGCAGACGAAGCGCCTCGCTATGTGCGAAACGTTATCGCACGATTGTATGAATTACCATTACATGACAGAGAAGTTTGGCTAAAAGCCATTATGGATGAATTTGAGCAAGATTTTAGTCATGCAAAATGGCGTGAAGGTTACGAGCAAGGCAAGTTTGAGGGAGCATGGGTTGGTGAACAATTAAAAGATGCGGATAAAATTCGGCGAGAGTTGAATAAACCAGTTGTCCAGCAGTTCGTAGCGGATTGGTATGAGAAAAATAAAAATAGCTTAGAATTTAATATTTTTGACTATGTATATCAGTTTGATCAAAACGAGGAATCTGATTTTAAAAATTGGTTTAATGACATAAACACTAAACCGCTTCAAACGCTGGTAAACATGCACCAATTTGGCTACGAGGTCGAGCGGGAGAAGCGGTATCTAGTAAAGGTGAAAGGTGTGAATGAAGAATGCGAGTATTTAGTTTTTGGGGAACTTTCGAATACTTGGAAGTTAAGAAGTCTTGGTAGTTTTGGAGAGCTTAGGAAACATCACACCCGCAAAGAACTAGAAGAAGCAGGCTTCGGCTGGGTTTTCTCTTGCGAAGGTGTTGAAATAGAGGAGGTAACAGAATGAAACGACCAAACAGATACCCATACACTAGGAGTCAATGGGAAGAAATAAAGATTTGTTTTAACGTTTCAGATAGGGTTATGCCATATGTTTTGTTAGAAAACAAAATCACTGGTGAGTGGAAAGATATTGATGAGGTCAACAATGACCGAGATTAAATTAATATTTTTCTTAGCCTCATGCATCGTCTCGTTTTACGCAGGGGCGGTATTTAACCGACCTGTGGTAACACATAAAGAAGAAGTCAACGGCAGGTATCATGTCACAGTCAGATATTACGGTAAGTATCTGGTTAACAAGGAGCAGTACGAATCAATATCAGTCGGTGATGATATGCCAGAATATTTAAAAGGTAGAGAGAAATGAAACTAAAAATATACAAGCGAGAAAGTTATCGTAGAGACTACTTTTATGTTTACTCAATTTCTGGTAATTTTTACGGGGACAATTACTATGCTAATATATATGACAATTCTGTTGTGATCGATAATTTTGAAGATTTTGCTTGTTGGTTTGAGCAGCAGATTTATTATCTTACTCTTGACCAATTTGAAAAAATTGATGGCATGTGGATACGGATGATGTATCAAAATTATATAGAACGAAAGGAAAATTAAAATGAACTCAGATAAATTTTTAAATAAGTTCACTTACTTTATCTTATGCGTGTTCGTCTGCGTGGTCTGCTTTGGGTTTTATAAGCAATTCGAAGCGAACCAAAGTCTAAACGATAAAGTATTTAGACTGGAACGGCAAAACGCTGAAATCACTGAGCAAGTCGACAAGCTCAATAAGACGATTGATGCAGAAATTGCCAAGAATTTGAAAGAAGTAGCGGAGCGGAACAATGTTGGAGGATAAGATAGAACAGCTAGAGCATACTAGAGATCTGTACTTGCGTGATTTGGAACCTGAAAATTTAGCAATCATCAGAAAATCATTTGGATTGCAGGTCATGTGTAAGCGCAGGGATTGGCTGAAGAAGCAAGTTAAGAGGTGTGATGAGGAAATAGGAGGATTGCGTGAACAAGAAGGATTTAACGATTGAATTTAGCGCAGAGATACTCTGGTTGAGACGCTATTATCACAATCAAATTAAGCAGATGATTGCTGAGCGAAAAAAAGAATTGCGCTATCCGTACAGAGAAACGGATAAAAACGCTGAAATAAAAAGTACGAAGCCAGTCACTCCGCAAGCATTGAAAATCATTGAAATTGAAGAAACAGATGACGAACTCAAGAAATTGAACATGTGGCAAGACGCCATCAGCGAGTACGTGCAGAACACGGATGAAAATCTGCTCAAAGCAATTAAAGCTGTATTCGTGCATAAGTCGATGAATATTTCAGGCGCAGGCAGGAAGTATATGTACTACTCTAAAACGACTACATACAAGTTATTTTACGAGTGGCTCAAAGGCTTATCTCATGCGTTTGTGAGACAAAAATAAAGACGGGCATCTTACCCGTCTTTTAATCTTTTACGCTGCTTCATTGTACCTTCTCATTTCTTCCAAGACCGAACGGGTCAAGGCCTTCTCTGCCAGATCACCTTCTTCAATTTCTTCATGAGTATAGTAATAATCTACGATTGGCTTATAATCTAACACCTCAAGATAATCACCTCTGACGATGTAGATATATTCGTCTGTCAGGCCTTCTGCGATATCAGATTCTAGCTCTTTGATTAAATCGCTGTAATCATAGTTGAAATGATAATTGCCTGCATCAATCCAATTCTGGATTTTAATAACAGTATCAAGCGTGAGATTGCCTATTTTACGTTCTCCATTTCTAATTCGAGTGACGGCAGAACGATTAATTCCAATTTCTTTCTCCAAAAAATGAGCAGGGATGGCCTTGTTCAACAAGACCATCTCTACTTGTGACGTGTTAATTTTCATTAAATCACCTCAAAATTAAACGTTATATGCACGGCCTACGGCTTCAAACGTTGATCCATCTGCTTTGTCATCTTTAATATCTGAAATCAGTTGATCTTCATATCTGAAACCATGTTCTAAATAGTAATATGTAACGACTGCAAGAGCTTCTTCATGAGAAATGTTTTCAAGGTATTCAGCAATAACTTTCAATCCGTCACCGTAAAATTCAGATTTACGGTTTTTGTCTAAAATACGATTTGCAAGTTCTTCTTCTGGATCAAATTCTTCTGGCGTGTAATTTAACATTTCAAGAAGGTTCTTGTAGTCTTCTTCTTGAAGAATTTCGTTAAACATTTCATCGAAGAACTCGCTCATTGTGTCGTTTTCTTCGGCTTCTTTGTATTGTTCGTTGTAGTTTTGCTCAAGATACATATCTTCATAGTATGAAACATCTGTTGAGCCTTCTTCTATTAGTTGGTTAGTAACTGTTGCGTAAACACTTTTGTATGTATCTGTTATTTTGTAGTATTTATTTTCAACTTGAACATTAGCAAGTTTTTCTTCTGCTACTTCGATATAAAATTTTTTCATTTTTGTTTACCTCGCCGATTTTATCGGCCTTTCTTTTATCTTGATTATAGTATAGCATATCCGTTGACGTATGTCAACGATTTTATTTAAATTTTTTTATTTATTTATATCAATCATTAACAAGATAATGATTAATGCGATAACAAATGCGATTACGCCTAAAATAAATTTAATTACTAATCCTGCTGAGTAAAACAGCAGGATTAGTAAAAACAATGGTATGATGAGTATTGTCCACATGTTAATTACCATTCGATGGCAGACTTGAGGTCTGCGATATCCTTCGTGAGATTTTCGTCCATTTTATCTGTTTGATCGTATAATTGATTGATCTGATCTTGTAGCTTGCGATTTTGATTTTCCAGCGCATTGATTTTGGATGCGACTGTTGCGATTGCTACGACTGCGACGATTGTGATGATTACTTTCTTCATCATGATACCTCTTTTCTTTTTTTGAGAATCAGAGGATTTATGTTATAATTAAATAGCATTGATCTCTGATTGATGCGATACGACTAAGATAGATTTCTTGTTTGACGACCAGAATCTATCTTTTTTGTAGAAAAGCTGTTCTATCAACCTTTCTGACTATATTATATCACTAGTGTTGACGTATGTCAACACTTTTTTGTTATTTTTTTAAAAAAATTTTAAATCAGGGAAATTCGATTAACAAATTTTGATATACATATAATATGAGAGAGATTGATACATCATCTAAACAATCTATATATGATACGTTTTATAATACACGAGCGTGGCAGAGACTACGCAGACAAGCGATTAATAGAGATAATAATGAATGTGTATTCTGCAAGCAAGCGGGCAGGCTCACGACTAAGAGGCTTGAAGTAGACCACATCAAGCAGGTCAAGGACTATCCTAATCTAGCGTGGGATCTCGACAACCTGCGCACTCTCTGTCATGACTGTCATGACAAGAGGCATGATCGATATCAATCAACGATTAAATTTGATGATGAGATGTTTGATTGGTAGGTTTACACGATTTCTAAAATCCGTACGATATACCCCCCC